AAAACTAGAATCTATCTGGAAAGAGGGTTACTCTCTTGCAGAGTTTGAAGATTCTAAGAACTTCAAATCATATGAAGATCTTAAGAAACGTCTTGACTTAGTGCTTGGAAGAACTGCACCAACAGTTGCAGCATTTGAAGAAGCACCTTTGGAAGACTTGTCTGAGGGCAAAAACTGGGGAAAGGAAGTGTCTGACTTTCGAGAGAAAGCAGTAGCATCATCTCCTGTAGAGGATGGAGAAGCAACTCTATCTTACTTTGCTCAACTTGCTGAAGAAGAGTAAGTAGACAATAAAATAACTGTCACAAGGAGGGTTGTAATGACTCTCCTTTTCTTATATAATTATAGTAACAACACATGGAGAACCATGAAAAAATCATTAGCAACTGTATTAGCATTAAGTGCTTTCGTTAGTCCTGTTCTTGCAGGTGCTGGCGATAGATACAATGATGAAGCATACAATGAACTTTCTAATGATCCTAGAGATCTAACACCTGACCATAGTTATATTCAATCAGGTGGGTATGCACATCAAAATAGATGCTACAGAGATGTTTACTCTGAAAGATATATTCCTGGTACTATGGATAGTCCTGGTTATGTTGAGACAGATATTGAAAGAGTTATAGTTCCATGCACAAGAACTACATACAGAACTACACCAACACCTACAACTCAAAGAGTTGATGCTGATGGTAACGATTGCACAGATGGAAAGATTGCAGGTGGTCTTCTTGGTGGTGGTGCAGCAGCAGCGATGTCTAGAGGAGATGGTCGTTGGTGGGCAATTCCATTAGGGGCAGTTATTGGTAGTCACATTGGATGTGATATTGATGGAGGATAAATGGATATACATGACGTACCTGGCATAGGTGGATTCTATACAAAGAAAGAAGTAGATGCTTTAATTAAGGCTGCTGTAGATGAAGCCAGAGCAATTGATGAAGAGTCTATGCGTAAGCATAATAGAGATGCTACTATCATTAGTATGATACTTGGGTTTACAGCGTTAGCATTATTTGTTGATGGATTACTTCGTATACTTGGCATCATTCCACCGTTCTTAGATATAGATGTAAATGTAATTGATGACATCATTGATAAAGTTGAA